TTCCCGAGCTGTAAGCAATACCTCCTGAAACATCACTCCATTGGCTAACAGTTGCCCCAGTAGCAATGCCATCTAGTTTAGTATGATCAGCATCAGTAAAAGCATTAGTATCCGCCTGAGACTCATAGAGAGTCTTGATTTCTGCACCTGTTTGATCTGTGGTTGCACCAACCTCGATGCCGTCTAGTTTAATTTTATCAGCACCAGATTGAATGCCCGCACGAGTTTGAGTGACAATAGGGAGAGCAGCATTACTACCTTTATTATTAGTAATAACACCAGGACTATTGGCAGGATCAAAAAGATCAGGCTGATAGCCGAGGTTAACAGCTTGATTATTAATATCTTGGACACGTAAGTTATTTGAATCCTCAATTGCTAAAAGCAACTGTTCAAAGTTATCATTTAAGTCAACTGCTCTGATAGTAGCACCTGCATTAAATACAGCAGATAGAGAACTAAGATCAGTACACCTATAAATAAAAAGTGTACCTGCAGCAGGTGCAGGATTAAAGATAACTTCAGATGGGTTTCCAGGATTAATACTATAAAGAGTATTATCCATTTCAACATTATTTATACGAGCCCTGATGTCCTCAGAGTCGTGATAATTAAAAGTAATAACAAAGTTTGTTTGCGTACCGTTAGCGGTAAATTGATCATAATTTAGATCAGGGTTACATCCAGAAGTCATAATTATTTAGGAATTGATATGATAGATTGAAGATCATTTGCTTGTTGGTTATTTCCAAGTTTGCGTTGTTGATTAACAGCATACTGAAGACGTTGTTGCTCTGAAAGCGCGAGTGCACGTTGATCTTCATTAATAAGAGTCTGGAATGCACTTGTTTTAGCAGCATTAAATATACGACCAATCTCAACACCATGTAAAGTGTTTGATGTATTATACTTTTTACCAGCATCTCGGTCGGCCTCCATTTTATAAATGGACTCTACGATTTGAGGTTTTCTAAACAAGTCCTGAAGTTGACCTTCAATATTTTGCTGACCAAGCAAGTATTGATAGCGAGACTTTAGATCAGGATAACCATCTAGATCCTCTCCATCAGGGCCCCTATTAAATTGTTGCTTTAAATTAATCTGAGATCTAAATAAGAGTTGACGAGTTTGATTAGCAGCAAGATTAGATTGGAAGGGTGCAACAGCATTCCACAATCTAGTCATTGGATCCCAATCATTTAGTACATTACCATTAAGAATGTCGTACCTATATGATGGTTGATCCGATCCAGGTAAAAGATCAAACCATAGATTACGCCCATATACACCTGCAGCAAAACCATCTTCCAGCTCACGCATACCAGGGCTAAGTAACTTGCCAAGTTCATTACGTAAACTAGATAGTGGTACTTGGTTATTGACAAGGTTGGCTGCAACAGAACCTGAACGCTGCCCTTTAGAGCTCATAAGATCTTGCAAGTTCATCAAACCAGCAAGAAATGTCTTGTTAACTACGTTAGCGGACAGGACATACATGGCTTTAGAATATTCATTATTAGTCCACTCTTCACCCATAGCATTACTTGCATCGCCTACGTCAGCAACAAAAGCAAGAAAAGAGTTGAAAGGTTCCAATGAATCAAAACTGACATACTTACCACCAATTCTGATCGATCTTGGTTTCCATCCAGCTTGTAGCCAGGAGGTTCTAAGACCACGATCAGGAGGTCCATTACCAGTTAGATCACCATTCAGGTACATCATTGAAGCAGTGCCGACAACAGCGGTGCCAATGGCCTGACGTCCAACCATAACTGCTTTATGGTTAGCTAAGTCTTGAGGGGAACGTATTCCATACTTAACCATATCTGGATCATCCCAAGATTTGGTAAGAAGGTCACGAGTTTCTTGTAAGAAGACGTTTAAACCAGGAGTATACTTAGTTGTAAGTTCTAAAGCATTAATACCGGTCTTCATAAAGAGACCAACAAAAGGTTTAATAGCAGGAAAAGCATCTAATGCTTGTTCCATCTTCTTCATACCACCAGTTAGGTCACCCTTCATAGCAGCTTCATCCCATGAGAATTGAGCCATCGGATCAGCAAGCTTGCCATCAGCAGCCCATATTGCTTTCTCCATAGCTTCATCAGCATCAAAACCAAGCTGAGTTAATGAAGCATCATCCACACTACCTTGTAGTGACTCCATACTTTTATATAACTTGGTATGTTGCTTAGAACGTTCAAATCCACGTCCAACTAACTGACCAAAGAAAGAATCAGAAGCTGACATTACACGTGGACCATAGTTTAGGAAGGGATTACGATTAAGACCACGCATGGTATTGGCAATACCGTACAAAGCTTTCTCACCATTTGTTCCATTAGTGAGGAAGTAATTGCTCATTTGCTCCCATTCAAGATCTTTCTTATTAACGATTGCACCCCTAAAAGGATCATCTTTACTAAGATAAGTTTTGAAGTCAGCAGATGCTTTTCTCATGGCATCACCACGTGCTTCCCACATACCACCAAGGAATGCCCACGACTCACGCATTGTGCGAGTATCGCCTGTGAGAGATGCACCAATAATTGCAGAGACAGGTCTCATAAATGTATTTAGAGCAGTGCCTACAGTGGCCCGTACAGGCGTCTTAGGGCCTGAAAGCATGGAGTTGATGCCCATAGTCATCATCTCTCCCACAATGGCGTTGCGCTCTTGCACAGTGCCGTTTGAGTAGCCATTTAACTTACGTTGAAAAAATGCTTCCATATCTTTCATAGTACCAAGATCGCCATTACTGGCACTATTAAAGTATTGCCAAGCCTCAAACAATTGACCTTGATCATTATCCTTACGGATGACTTCTCTTAATGTATCAATAACATTTGCCGCCTTATTTTCAGCTTCCTTATAAATTGATTCCATGTTAGGAATAGGAGCATCGTTAGGGGATTTGAACCGCCGTAAGTTATAAGACGATAAAGCTGATGTTCTAGCTCTAATACGTGCAAGTGCTTTATATCGTTCAGTAATACCATCAATAATATTACCGGGGGCAGTAACATCAATTTGATCGGAAATACTTAATCCTGCTTTAGACAGGTCTCTAATTTGTTGAGACAACTGACCAAGCATTACATCGGTAGCAACTAGCTGACGATGGCTAAGTACATCAACTCCATTAATGCTATCCATTACTTGACCATCCTTAAACTTAGGATGTAAAGAATGTAAGAACTCAAGCATTCGTTCTGGATCCATATCAGAGAGATGAGAGTTACCACTGATATCTAAATAGTTAGCAACATCAGCAGTAGCATCAATAAAGTCATCACGCATCTGTTGTTTAGATGTTGATCCATAGAGTTGTTTAAATGATTCGTTATCAACTAAACCTTCTGCCATTTTATTGATTTGATCAGTACTCATGTCAGTACCATCAGCAACACGACGGATAGCAGCTTCAGTCATGACGCCACGGTTAGCACCACGCTTACTTACTAAGTCATTGCGAATAGTAATTTGATCACGGATAGCACCCATAACATCACCATCAACACTCAAAGGAGCATTTTCATGGGCTTCAGCCCCATAGGTGTAATAAGGGTTTTCTCGTGGCTGACCAAACTCAAGGTCAGCTTCAAACTGATCTGCACCAATCCTATCTACTTCCTTACCTTGGCGAATACCGCGACGACTGTAATCACGTTGAGTACCAAAATCAAGATCCATATCTAAAGCTTGCTTATCAATATAAGCTGCTTTGACTTGGTCATCTAATTCATTCCAAGCAGGTTGAATTTTATCAAGAATATCATCCACAGAATCTGCAGAGTATCCCGAAAGTTCTAACTGATTACGAATCTCATTTGGACTAGGAGTTTTCCAGGTTGAACGCCAATCATCAATAGATACATCACCAACAATATTGTTTTTCTTTAAAGCATTAAAGTAATCTTTTTCATACTTTTTCTGTGCAGCATCCGCAATAATTTCCCCACGACCGACGTATTCTGTTTCCAGATTTAGTTTCACATCAGTCATAGGTGTTGGGTAAGCTTTATCAATTGGTTCAAGCTTTTCACGCTTTCTACCTTTGTTAGCGGCCTCTTTTAATGCACGTTCTTGATCGGCTGCTTGACCGGACATTTTTCTAATACCAGCACCTACACCTTCTAAAGCAAGATCTAGAAGACCACCAAGTGCCATACCTTCTAAAACATTGTAGCCAACTCGTTGAGCCGGAGACATATAATCTGTAGTAGCTAGTTGTTCTAATACATCGAAGAAGGAATGATCAGTATCAGTAAGTATTCTTGCAAGGTTAGCGTCAGTTGAATCCGCATCCCAAGCATCAACAGCAGCACCTTTAAGTGCACCCTTACCAAGGGTCTTACCTAATGCAAGAGCAGTCTGAGCTTTAGGTGCCAGGTTAGTAACCTTGCTGGCTTGAGATAGAGCACTTAAACCTCTTACACCTTTGAGAGCAGTCCCGATCTTACCCACACCAACAAAACCAATACCAATATCAGTAGCACCTCTGATAAACTTACCCCAGCCAGTACGGACAATAGGTTGCTCATTAAACTTTAATGATGAAGCAAATTTATATGGGTCTTGATCTCCTGTTCGTTGCTTGTGAAACTCAGGATCAAAGTACTTGCCAAGATCGATAGTATTGTTCCAAGCATCCTGTGCACCTGCAGTTAGTGCATTACCTAGGTCTTGAAAATTTTCAGTAACACCAAAATCTTTAGTATCTTTGATTTCGTGCTGTGGCTTCATACTACCATCTTCATTGGTAGTTTCTTTATACCGCTGCTGGTCAGCATCTAGCTGTTGTTGTTTTTCATCTTGGAATTGTTCTCGCTGCTGTTGGGATTGATTAGAAGCATCCTCCAACTTCATGTTTTGCTGCTTTACCGCTTCAAGGTACTCAGCAGATTGTTGATCATCATACATAGTTATTTATTGTAGTGGGATTTAAGTACACTTTCTCTATAATCAAGCCCTGAAAAATTATCATTTACTCTAGGGTCTTGATCTAGAAAATCAATATTACGTTGCATTTCAGCGCGAGAAACATTTTGAAGACCGTGCCAACGCTGACCTAACCCATAAACTACGTCCTGACCGGTTGAACGGAAGGTCCCAATAGAAGAATTCAAATAGCCAATTGCAAGCTGATCCTGAGTTGCTTCATCAAATAATGCACTAGGATCAATATTCTGATCCCTAACTTGTTCTATTAAAGTACCAGGGACAAATTGATAACGACCTGCAGCCATTAACTTACCAGACTGCTGCATATTCATGATTTCTTTTACTGTGAATGAAGTTAAAGGACGACCGAGGTTACGTTCACCCGTACTTGTACCTTCAGGATACCGCCCATAACCGCCAGTATTTAATGCATCATATCCACCATGAACAGTGTCATTACTAGATTCCTGTGAAGCCATTAGATTAAGCATTGGCCTATATCTATCGCCAGGATCCCTCATTGCATGAGTCATCTGAAAAGCACGAGATTTCTTTCCAGTAGAAGGGTGGCTATTTATAATCCGCCGCAAGTTAGGAGGAATAGCTTCTTCAGGAACAGAATATCTATTTAACGAAAAATCAACAGGCTGTTTATTATATTTAAGAAGTTGAGTGTTAATCAATTTCTCGGGGGTAACTTTAAATTGTTCAGCAGCTTTTTTAATATACCAAGGAATTGCTCTGCTATTACGCCATAACACGCTGTCAAATTTAGAAATCCAAGATTTTGGATCATCAAGCTTTCCAAAAAGAAACTTGGTATTTATAATATCAGCATCGTCCTTAATATCCTGACTCAAGGTATTATACAAAATTGCATCGGGTTCATTTGCAGTAGACTCAAAAGCTTGAAAACCGCCTTCATCGCCTACTAAAGGTATGCCGTCACTATTAACTTTGACTGCGAATGGACCTGAAGGATTCTTCCCACGCCCAGCTCTAATTAAATCCATCACGTCTTGAAGTGCTTTGGTGTAGGCTGCTTCAGGTCTATTATTAGAACGATATTCAGTAAACCTTGTATACACTTCCTTCATAGCCTCGTCAGCCCTGTTGTTTACTTCGATTCCATGATTAATAGAACCAGCTCTGCTTAAAGACGACTTTAATTCGTGTACAAAGGAAGTATGAGTTTTCTTATACTTCTGCTGATATACACTATTTTCGGGGACCTTGGCAACTAAACTAGCGACAAGTTTAGGAGATGCATTTTTACCTAGTCTCTTTATTTGCTCAGGAGTTATTGATGCACCATTAAGAATAGTTGTGTAGAAATGATCCTCTAAAACTTCATCCGACAAACCGTCAGACTGATTCATAAAACTAACCATGTTTTGGTTTAAATCTCTACCATGGGTTTTCTGATATTGAAGACGTACCTGCTGTTGTGTAGCAGGTGGTAAATCATAAAAGCCATTATCCTCTAGTTTTTCAAGCCTTTGTTTATGGGCAAGCTCATTATTGCCCTCTTTGGTTTCGTAGTTGCTTCTCTTTTCAGCATCAATTCTGTCAATTAAAACTTTAATTTGAGTACCTATTGCACTTTCTGTACGAGTGTCAATATAAATCTGCTGATTTGTTTGCTTTGGGTTCTGGCCTGAAGGAGACTGTAAAAACAATTGAAGAACCTTTTCAGCATCCTCAACATTACGATCTACCAATACCTGTACATCAGAAAGCATTTGCTTAGTATTACTTGCATAATCCAATCCTTGACTTTGCGTATAAGTCATTATGTCGCCATGACCAGCAGCTATAATCTTAATCTCTGTTAATCGCGCATTTTGTTCATTGGCTCGAACTACATTATTTCTTTCAGTAATGTAGGCAGCATTATTTGTTTGAATGGCTTGATCTATTTGTGAATAGAAATACTGAGAAGCAAATGTTGGATCTAGATTTCCATAAGGTTTTGCATATTTTGCAATAAGTCGATCTTGAACAATGCCATATAAGTCTCCATCTTGGTATGTTTTGGCTTCATTAAGACTGAGCTGTACACCATCAATATCAATCTTTGTATCTGCATTTTTTTTAAGATAATTTGCAAAATTCTTACCGCCAGATATAGCCCACTCTTGCTGAGCCCCATACAGTCTCCATCCATCCAACTTACGAATAGATGCGATCTCATCTGGTGATGCTCCTTTATTTTTAAGGATCTCAACAATCTGATTGTTAGCAGCTCCTTCAGCCTGAAGATCAGCCTCAGACATACGAAGCTGATTGTACTCTTCCTTAGAGACGCGGTACTTAGCGATAAGAGATCGACCAAAATCCTCTTGTTGCTGCTTGTAATTGTCTTTTAAATCCCCAGCAAGTTTTAAAGCAGACGTAGAAAATTGTCCAAGCCTGCTGAGATTCTGAATATCTTGCTGAGTCTTTTGCTTATTTTTTTCTTCTAATCGAGCATAATTTTCCTTAAGTTGATCACGATAGGCTCGTTGATACGAGTCCATCTGCTTAATGTTCGATTCGAAAGCTCGCTCTTCAGTAGCACTCTTACGACGCATAGCATCGCTATAGTCACTACGTTGACGAAGATCAAGTTCATAAGCACGCTCTTGGGCCAAACGCTTACGTTTGGATGCTTCGAGCATTTGGCGTGCTGTATCTGGTAATTTGACAGGATCAAAACCTTGGCTTCGTGCCTGTCCTCTAAAAGTAGCCATGTTTAATTAGAAAAATGGAACAATTGATGCTGCAGTATTTATACCGTCAGAAATATTATTCCAAACCGAAGTCTTACCTATAGAACCTTTAATAGGCTTAGGTGGCTTAAGGGGTTCAGATGGATGAATAATATTGGTATAAGGTATTTCTTGTGGAATTGGTAGAGGTGCTGGCATTGAAGGTGGTTGCATCACATTACCTAAGGCCTGTAGATTGGCTGCGTACTTATCAAGTTTAAGATTATTCTTAGCTTGAGTGAAAGCAGTCTCAGCACTGGCGTTATTAGCCTCGAATACATCTTGATTATTTTGCCACTCTTGATCATTGAAGCCTGCTCTATTAGTGATGTTCTCCTTAGCAAGCCTGACTTCTTCTTTAGTAGCCTGCAAAGCATTATATAAGCCATCCTTTTTATTTTGATTTAATTGCTTCTGTTGCTGATTTTCAAAACTACTAATATTTTTATTTAGCCTATTAATATCAGACGCAGTTTCTAATTCTTTTTTTTGAAGTGCATTCTGCTGATTAAATTCTTTACGATCAGCATTGATAATATTTCTTTTCTGTTGTTCTTGATTAATCTTAGAACCTAGCTCATTGGTTTTAGCTGTAGTAGAAAGATCATCCTTCTGTTGATTAAGAGTGTTAATACGCTTCTCAGATTCAATCTTCGACGCATTATTGCCGAGTATACTTTTTTGATTTGTAAGCTTAGAAGAATCATTATCGAGGATACCTTTTTTAATTCCTAGCTTAGTTTGCTGAGCCTCAAGTTCGGCTTTACGAGCTTTAGCCTCATTATTGGAAATACTATTCTCTTGCTTGAGAATACTCTTATCATTTTCACGTTGATCTTTTTCAAAGCTAATTGTTTCAGAACTTAGCTCCTTATCAATTAGCTGTTTATTACGCTCGTAATCAGCAATAAGCTTTTGCTTTTCAGTTCCAGTTAAATTTTCATCAGCTAATGATACTTCAAACTGTTTGGCGAGTACAGCCTTTTGACGTTCAGCAGCTTTAATAGTTGACTGCTGTTCCTTAATTTTAGTATCGTATGATAGCAAATCTTTCTTTAGATTTTTATCAGTGACTTGTTTAGAACGTTGCTTAGTTAATTTGCTACGCTCATTTAGGAATTGCTTTTGGTCGTAAGTAGATTTACTAGAGAGCTGCTGTTCAGAAGATGACTTATCTTGTGAAGCAAATACAAGACTGTTAACAAGCTGCGCTTGCTGACGACCGTATGTAGCTAGAGCCGATTGTGCTTGTGAGTCAACGGATTGTCCACGACGACCTTGTGCAGCAACAGCACCTTTAGCACGAATCTGTGAAGCGTAATTTTCCATACGCTTTGCAATATTCTCATTAGCTTGTTGTGCATATTTACGACCAGCATCCCCACCAAGAAAACCAGCTTGTTCTAAAGCTTGCTCGCTTTGCTCACCCAGTGCTTGGTCTTGTAATGCTGAGAGACCTGCATCTTCTATATCTTGAGCATCAGCAGCATCAGAGGAAGCAGTGTTCTTATCAATTTCTGCTTGGTTAATGCCCTGCTGTGCCTCATAGATAGTAAGATCAGCAGCATCCTGCTCATTAAGCATTGACTTTTTAGCTCGAATCTTATTAGCTTCAGAGTTAAGAATATCTTTCCTAGCCTGAGTAATAGACGCATCTTGAAGATCTGAACTAGATATTGCAGCGGATTTTGAAGAGAGTTTAGCAATAGCTTGATTGACCGAGTCAACACGCTTGTCAGTAATTTCACCACGTTTCAACTGGCTACTTTCAATCAATGCTGCTTTCTCTTGTGAAAGAGTAATATCAGCATCGGCACTATCTTTCTGAAGTCCAATACTAGATATATCGGCATCGACATTACCTTTCTGAAGTCCAATACTAGCTATATCAGTGTTTAACTGAGAGTTTTTTTCAGTAGTAATTGCTTGATTATTTAAATTAAGCCCCGTCAAAAGAGCACTCTGATTCTGTAATTGTGCTGTATTCTCATCAGAAATAGTAAGCTGACTATCAAATTTAGTCGCCTCATTCTCTTTAGTATTAGCTAGCTGATCCTTTTGATCAAGAAGTAGATTATTTTGTTTATCGGAAATCTTATCTGTTTGTTTAAATATTTCTTTTCGAGCTTCATCCTGAATATTAATGGCTGCTGTATCATTTTTTTTTGTAGCTATAGCAGTTTCTTTTATAAGATCTTGTCCTGCCTTCTCGTACTGAAGAGCAGTGTCCTTCTGTAAATAGTTGAGCTTATCTGTTTTCTTATCAAAAAGATTCCCAATTAGTGCTTCATCCCGTTTAGTCTTTTCTGCAGTCTTAGCAAGGTCAAATGCTGATTGATTAAATTCTTTTTGAGTATCATAATCTTCAGCGCTACGGTTATAAGCAGCTACTTGATCGGAATACTGATCCTCTTGAAGTTGAGTTTGGTAATTATATCTATTGATTGCAGACTCGTTTTGATAATCAACATTTTGTTTATCATTTGCGACCTTAATATCGCGAAGTTGTTTTGCTTGTTCATAATTGTCTTGACTAATAGTCCAATTATAATCACGCATCTCCTTGTCATATTCATATTGCTTCTTAACAAACTTATTGTTGGCCTCAACCTTTTCATTAGTTCCCCCAATACTCATCGTAATTCCTCCTTCATTCGATCGTACCAACTATGGTAGATACGAATGTGTGCAGATACTTTTTTCATTTGATTCCATCCTTGTGTAAGAAGTGCGACTAAAGGTAATAACTCATTAAGATAATTACGCCAAGTCCTGGCATGTTGCTTGTCGATATTGTCGCCATACTTTTCAGCATGATTTGCAGCCATCCAAGTATTCCAGATAGTTATATGCTGTGATACAAGAGTATCGTAGTTATCCCTAAAGAACTTATTAGAATGAATCTTGACAAAGAGATACTCAGCTAGATTTAAAAAGTCTTCAGGTTTTATAGGTTTGTCTTGATCAACAATATCGTCAAGAATACGAGAAGCATGAGCTATTGCCCAAAGATACTCTGTGGCATCCTTATCACCAGCGGTACACTCTTTGATAAGGAAGGCAGATTTATCTTGTATAACTTCTCGTTGTAATTCAGTCGTCATGATCGGTTATAGAATCTAGGTGAATAGACTCCTTCCCACTTCAATGAAAGTAAAGAAGAAGGAAAAGGAGAGTCAGATGTAATTTGAAAATCAAAATCGTTATTTTTTTTATGTATAGGTATACTAAAGATATTCTGTTTTTCGATAGGAACAGAATCAGACTGGTAGAAATTAGCCTGAGGAACTTCCCCTACAGCAGAATAAAGTATGTTATTAAGGGGTACTGCTTCGCCTGAAATAATAGTATTACGTGGTGCTACCATAAAAGTAAGATTACCAGTCAATCCCATAGCAACTTTATAACGACTGATAGTTAATGAAGCTGTATAATCAGGTCCAGCCTGAGCCATCATAAATGTTGTAGGAAGATTTACTATATACTTATAAGTAAACCCTACAACGATTTGACTAGCCGTATATGTGGAGGTAATGTCGCCAGTTATGTACCAACCAATAGGATCTTTTAAAAGCCTCCAGAACAAACCAGGACTAGATGTGACACTTGTGGTGAGAGCAGTAAATTCAAAATCAGGATCTGCTGTGGTAGGTACTGTGTAGTTTGTGAATGCTAGATAAGTCCTATCTGTAGCATCGTTATAAGTAAGGCTGGTAGGATTAAACATTAAATCCAAACATGGGTTTATAATAATGTCACCAGTAGGAGCCTTAACAGTAAAGCTATTATCAGTAGGATTAATTGATGCAGATGCCATCTTTAGTTTACCAGCGTGCATAAACGAAACAAAAATAACATCATTAATAATGTCAAAGGATTGCACATTGCCGGGAAACTCCCAGCGGAACCAAGACTTGATCTTGAGATCTTGTCCTTCAGAGTACGTACGGAAGTAGTAGACGTAGGGAGAAGCTGGACCAAATAAAGCTATAAAAGAATTATTATTATCAACTGTCATTCTATCAATACCAGAAGGTATCCAAGTAGTAACAATCTTACTTATGTCAGTTAAAATAGGAGAGTTATTTTCTCCTTGTGGGTACATACTAAACACTCGTGTATATCCTGGAACAGAGTTGCAGAACATAACCGAGCCATTCATTTCAACAATATTTATGTTTGATACAGAGTACTTTGAGACACTCCTGAGAGCCGCTGTGGAAGGCGTAAGTATCCCATTGGTACCAGCGGTCATAATAAACTGTTCATTAGAGCTGAAGACGATTAAACCCTGTGTTGTGGGTATGGAATCGAACAGGTCTACTGTTGAGTTAGAAGCAGCTTGGAGATCAATAGGATCGCCATCTGTAGCAGTCAGTGCAGAAGCACGGAAGAAGTTATAGTTATCAAGTGGACGGGACATGATAATTTCATCTTCAGATAGGAATACAAGTCTTTCCTTATATCTAAAAATGTTGTTTATTTTTTTTGTAGTAAATGATGGGAAGGGATTAGTAGTATTGTCACCAGTAATTCTTTCATTCCAAGGAGTAACAGTTAACCTAAACGTTGTAGCATTAACATATTCCAAAAGATACGGAAGCGTTGAGGGATCAAGGCCTGTAGAAATACCAGGCTTTACAGTTTCTTCCCACGCAACCCCAGACCACTTAACAAAATAATCATCCTCAGCACCACTAATATTTAATACCTTAAAAATAACACCAGTAGCGGGCATTGTACCAGGAACTAAATTACCGCTCGTATCGTATTGGGGATATGGTAAGGACCCTGCGCTGTTAACTGTATTAGCAGGAAGGTGAGTACCTGGAGTAACAGCAGTATTAGCTGCAACAGTAACCGTCTTGTTTAAAATAAGAACAGTTTTTTGTCTAGAAGTTGTTTCAAAGTTGCTCCTCGAACCATTTAAATAGGCGATGGTTCCAATGGCAGAGCCCCCAGAATCAACAACACTACTCTGAGCACCAGTTGAAAGATTGTAAACCTCTAATGTTTGAGAAGCATTTCTAATAATACCTACATAATCACCGGCATTTACAATACGAATAAGAAAAATAAAACTATTAGTATAGTCAGCTTCATTGCCAATCTCTACGAGCTGAGCAGTACCAGGCCGTTTCATCAAACCAAACTGAAAATCAGGGAAGACATTGATAGCATCATCCACATAACCGGGTTTCATTTCAATGTCAGGCTCTTTACTTACGCCTGCAAGGTAAGAAGATATCTGTTGTGTTACTGCAGCCATTAGAACCTCTGCAGTGAACGAGCGACTTCGTATGGTGTGTAATGGAAGTCTTGTGGATTGCCAGTAAGCATACTGAAATCACCCTGATTGTTGTCATACTCAAGGGCTTGTGTACGTGTATATGTTTCTATCTCTTTTAACATAGAATATTGTCCACTATCTCCTACAGCACGTAATGCCATCGTGGCACTAGCTCTTGCAATAATAAAGTTTTGAATGGGTACAGGAAGTGTTTCCCAATTAAACATCCATAACACATCACAGTGTGGATCAAAGTCCCAAGTATTACTGTGCTTCTCACGGTCATACAGGAACATTACATCAGTTGATGTAGAACGCATAACAGAGTCATGTCCTTTATTAATACGCTCGTCAGAAAGATCACACTGCAACATTGTATTTGGAATAAGAATCCAATTTGTATATGCTGCAGATGATGATCGTGTCATTTGATAATGAAACTCTCTATTGAAAGTCCATCCTTCAGCTTGAACATTCCGGGAGGTGGACACCAGCGTGTTCCAGGCCATCGCAACGTCCGGGTTGGATGTATCTAATGTGGTAACAGGAGCCTGCCCGATTGACTGAAGCAGCTCATTAACAGCCGCCAATTGTTCAACCGTAGCGGTTGCTGGCGGATTTCTCCAGGAAGATGTCATTGATAATAGATCTCAATAAGCGAATAAAAAAAAGGAGAGCCGAAGCCCTCCCATATATCAAGCTGCAGTAAGAGTAAGTACACTTCCAGCAATACCATCAACAGAGACGGTATCGCTAGTTGAGTAACCCTCACCACCAGCAACGACGGTAACTGTGCCATTAACAGCGCCGGAAGCATTCGTAGTGAAACGAACAATCAGACCGGCTGCATCATCATCAGCAACAGTAGCGTTAGTTGTCGTAGCAACGACAGCGGTAGATACAGGGCCACCACTACCAGCGGTAGTAATAGCGACTGCAGTTACGTCATGATCCACGACAGTGCGTGCACCATTTAGTAGAGTTGGAACGCGGCCTTCAACAAGACCAGCGGAAGTAGGATGATCATATGCACCCTGACGACCGTCAGACAACGAGTAAACACCCGAGTCAGCAGTAGCAGTTGCAGGATCAAACGAGCGTTGCGTTTTAGCAACGGAGTAAGCCTTAATAGATGCCATTTATTTTTCCTCAAATAGCTGTGGACGAGTCAGAACCGACACCACCCCAAGCGGCCGCAGTTGATAGAGAAGGGCTAGCAGCACCTGTCTCTTTACCAACAAAAGGATTCATAGTATTGCTATGAACCGTTTGACCACCGAGGTATGCCCGCTTACCAGTGCCAATCACATTATCGCAAGTAGCACGGCGAGTTGTACCTTCAAAGTAAGTTGACATTTTTACCTCTATTAAGCAGCAGCTTGTAGCTCAATGGCACAAGCAGGGTTCAAAGTACCGACACCCATAGCGAGGCGTCCGACAATGATGTCACCTTGGTACATGGTCTTAACATCTGCACCAGTAGTCTGGACAGAGGGACCGATACCTTCAACAACACCAGCACAATCTTTCTGATAAATCAGACCAGCGTGAGTACGGAAGTCACCAGAGTAGTCATTGTTTTCACCATCAACACGAGCAACGGATCCAGCGTTGGAGCCTTGCAACATGAATGGGAGGTTGTTAGAACGCTTGATAGAAATACCAGCGATCTCATATAGACCTTCGCCGGAGTTCAGGTTACCCTGAGTATTTCCAAAATCTCTGTTGAGAATATTTGAATCTACTTGCGATACGAGTGCGTAGTACTGACGTGGAGACAGGATGGCACAACGGCCATCACGGGGTACATTTTTTTCATCCAAAATACTGGCCGCTTCAAAGAATGAATCGACTAAGGATTGAGCATTGTACTGATTGTTAGCACCCAAACGGATGACAGAACCACCTGGCTCAGGGCCTGGTGCAGCAGTCACTGGATGTGCTTCACGCGCAGCCTTTGCAATAGTACGGAAGACTTTCTTGTCATAAGCTTCAGCCAGAGCATGTCCAATCTTTTTGGAGATCTCTGAACGAAGTGAGTAATGAGCAAGAGTCTCATCAAGGTCATAAATGAATGCTGAACTAATCAGCAGGTCATCCATGATGATGGTCTTCTCTGCCACTGGGGGATCACCACCACCAAGAATTGGAGTACCAGGAGTGTGGTAAGCCGCTTGCATACGACCGGTAAAGATGAACTGCATACTCTTACCATTACGGAGAGTACGGTTCTGAATAGTACCTTTAGCGATGCAGTTAGACTCATAAGCTTTGAACATCTCTCCACTAAACAGTTTCAGATAGAGAGCATATTTGCCAGTAGCGGCAGAGTCTTGATAACCCTGAGACAGGGCTAGTTGAGGGCTCGAGTTAATCGAACCGAAAGGAGTAGGCCGTGTATTATTAACAGCCGTTCCTACATTAGGAGCAGTCATTGTTTTAAAGAGGTTGTAGTTTTGCTATTCCTCTGACGTCAGAAGTATTAAATTGTATATTTGTTTCGTGTTAACCTCACGAACCGGTTCAGCTAAGGGTATCCGCGTACGGGCCAAAGCTAAAAGGCTGGGGAAGGAATCGAACCTCCCCTACACCATCAGCCAATCTGTTTGTAAACTACACCACGATAACGAAGAGCATCAGCTTTATAATTTGCTGATTTCTTTTTTAGATTAGCGATGTAGCGGGTAACGATGTTGGACATTAGTAGTACCTTATGCATAGCTCCCGTTCCATAGCTATGTATCATGCGACCTAAAGGTTGAACGTAAGGTAATTTATTTAGTAACAATCATTGCCCATCCATTATATGGATTAGGGATTGCCCATCTTGGAAGCCAATTCTTAAATGAGTAATGGAGACATTCACCATCTAATGATGGGAGGTAACCACCTGAACCAAGGTTAGCATCACCATTAGGGTCATGCATGTAAAAACCAGTGTCATCATAACCTACAACAACGGACCAATGACCACCACCAGTTGGTGCAG